ATGCCCATCGCTCTTGAAGTCTCGCACGGAGAGTAATTCGGCTGAAGCATCGAGCATATGTACTTTCATTGAGCCAATTTACAAATTCATTATCCTTACCAGAAGTGTATTTATTTTCGTTTTGCATCTGGAATATCTCTATCTCTCTCTCAACGACAGTTTGTTTAATTTGCTGAAACAGATAGTCTTTGATGCAATCTAGCTTATCGCTACCGCATGGTAAATTTGTTTGGATGTTCATTTCTTTTCTACCTTTCTTGTCCTTAACTTTACATCTGGGTTTCTTGCGTAGAAGTCTTTTGATTTCCTTTGTGATTGTCTTGGTTTGTTGTAAGGATCCTCCACCCTCTTAATGATGTTTGAAATTGTGGAGGCATGCCAACTGCCACCCTCACGAGCGGTACTAAACCCTCGTGCATTGAACTCTTCTGCTATTGTTCGATAGCTATGCCCGGCATTGAGCCGGTACTGAATGTCCTGGTACCACATATTGGCAAACGCATCAGCGTCATCACTGACCCGGATACCAGCGTTCTCTCTGGCGAGATCCATGTTTTCGTGAACACCCAGCTTATAGACTATCTTACCATTCTTGGCAGTATGAAAGCCCTTACTGTTTATCTCAGCATTGATCCTAGCTAGACCCTGCTTAGTAGCGGAGCTGGCCCTCTCAGCGACTGACTGAGCAATCATACTTTCTTGGCCCAGCACAGATACCAGAGCATCAGTATCAAGGTTAGAGTATGCCGGCTTGTCACATATAATGAGCTTACACTTATCTTTTGCCAGAACCTTTTCAAAGAACTGCATAGCGTGCCAGGCTTTACGCGACAGTCGGGAGAAGTCTGCAATAATTATATGCCCCTTCCCCCCTTTCTTTTTGCTTTTAACGGCATCAGCAAGACAAGCATTCAAGCCAGGTCTATCGTCAAAGGGCAACCGACCGGAGTATCCCTCGTCTATATACCATTTAATTTCGTGCTTACCGCCATTCAGAAAAGTCGTGATAACGTGCTTCTGTCGTTCGATATCCTGCTTGTCGGTACTGACCCGGACGTAGGCATGGTATACACCCTTATGCGGTTTACCGGGTTCGTATATAGTATGCGCCATTAGCTTTGCTCCTTGAGTGGTATCTGATTTTTTAATGCCTTAATAATACTCTTCAGGTTCCCAGTAGCTCGTTGCAGTGGGTAGATCTGCCCATCAATCTCCTCATACAACTGTTTCTTTGTATACTCATGCCCAACCAACTCCTCTAAATTGTTGAGTACACCTTGCACATCACTAAGGCAGTGATCCAAAAACTTACTCTTAATCAAGTTATCAATTTGAATATCAACTTTCTTTTCCATTAGGTTTGCTCCTTGAGTATATCTTTGACGTATTCGTAAACTGAGAAGTAATCCTCTACTCCTTCATTAAGACCTATGGTGCCGACCGGCTGAGAGAAATCCCAGTAACTGCCATCTCTTGAAAATGTGAGGCCATGCTTTGCGCATAACCTCTTGAGTTTGGCATAGTATCTTTTCTCTGACTTTCGATACTCTCTCTGCTCCGGGGATACATATCCCTTGGGTGGCTGTATAAATTTACTTACGTTAAGCATTTGTTGTCCTCCTTCTACACCCGATCTGTTCGGGATATACATAGATATAGCAAAATGGTACTATTGTACAAGACCTAAAAGTTACTTTTATGTAAAAAAATGTGTATAAATATAGGAAAGCTATGGAAAACAACGACTTAGAGGGTACAGAAAATGTACAAATTCATCTACGAGTGGACACCAAACTGCGTGATAAGCTGGTAGAACTAGCGAAACCGGCTCAGAGATCACTCAATAAACAAATCATCTATATGCTGGAACAACAGATGGTTAAGCAGGGCTTACCACACTACCGCCAGGATAGATTAAACACCGACCTAAACTCTGCTTTAGACAGCATGGTAGCAAGGGATTTTACCCGGTGAACTGGAGCAGAAGTAAATATAAGGCCGTCAAAACAACCATAGATGGCATCACATTCGACAGTAAACGAGAGGCCAAACGCTACACAGAGCTGAAGTTGCTAGAGAAGACCGGCATGATAACTCACCTGGAGTTACAGCCAAAATACGACATCATAATCAATGGGGCAAAAATATGCAGTTACAGGGCAGACTTTTCTTACTTCACCGTTCGAGAGGACGAGAGAGACACATACAAGAATTCAAAAGGCGAATGGATTGTGCCTACGAAAACAGACCAAAAGGAGGGGCAGATAGTCGAGGATGTCAAAGGCTTCAAGACACCTATCTATCGTTTGAAAAAGAAACTTGTAGAGGCATCCTATCCCGGTACGCAGATAGTGGAAATATAACGATGGGCCAGTTTATGCACTTCTTTGACCAGGTAAGTCCAATGCCATTGCATGACTTTGCTCACCACAAACGAGCCAGAGCGGAGCATATAAAGTTTCGTGCCTTGTTTACAGCCGTGGCCCGGAGACTAGGCCGGTTCTCACTTAATCAGATAGGCACCATATTCAACCGGGATCATGCATCGATCCTTCACTACACCAAACGGCATGAAGAGCTGGTCAATGAGGATGATAGCTATGCACTGATCTACATGGATCTAGAAGAAAATATCAAAAGAATTATGGATGAGAAGTATGGAAATAGCGACCTATAGTTTGATTGTGATTTTGCTTAAAGACATAGAACTGCCTCAGAGTATCGACGTTAGACGTCTTGTATTTGAGGACAGAGTTGATTGCTTACGAGTGGCATTAGCACTGGATCAAGAACGTGACCCAATAGCGAGAAAGAAACAATGCAGGACGAACTACAGTTATGAGAGATAGCGAGAAACTTCTGGAGATCAAACAAGCCCGGCATGAGTTACTACAGCCTCCCAAAAAGCATACGATGTCTGTAGATAATACGGTAGCTCCCTCCCCTTTTTCTGTCATGCCTAGCCGGGTCTTTGCGGATCAGAGAATACAGAATGCCTCTATCCGAGTGCTAGGTACCCTGTGTTGCCATGCAAACAAATACTCCGGGATAGTCTTCACAAACCAGCTTACTATTGGGAATAGACTGGGTATATCGAAACAGGCTGTCAGCCGGCAAATGAGGCTACTGGAGAAGTGTGGTTACATCAAGAAGATATACAAAGAGAACCCACTCAGAAAGAAAGGTAGGAAGGGTGCAACGTGGCGCGTTATCTATGATCCAGCCACCACTGATGAGGATATTCTTGCACGAAATAAACCGGAGTTTGTCGAGGCTCAGGATGCTGAAGAGACACTCAAGGTCATTGCAAAAAGTCAACCTGACGTTGACAAAGTGCAGGAGAAAAGTAAACCTGACGTTGACTTTACTGATACAAAAGTCAACCTGGGGGTTGACCAACAGGCCAAAAAAGTAAACCTGGGAGTTGACCAGAACTACAGTAGTATAACTAATAGTAGTAAGTTAAGAGAAATAAGTATGAAGATATGCAAAGCTTACTCGATAGAACGAGAGACTAGGCTAGGATCGATGGCAGGATGGCAGAACGATGAGAGGCAGATAGCAATCGTAGAGAAGTTCCTAGCTCAAGGCCATAGCCAAAACACAATACTCAAGACCTTCTTAACTTCACTCAATCACTTTGCCAAGACTGGTAAGCGACCGCCCTTCTCTCTTGGATATTACGATACTTACTTTAATAAAAAGGACAAGCCGACTGTTCAAGATGTCATAAGAAAGACGGTAGGTCGTTCTAAATTTGCCAGCCGTACAAAACATAGATGAACCTCTAGGATTTATGCATACAATGATATGGGCTATAAAAATAAAGCATATGCTGACCTCGACACAAAAAAAGGCACCCTTGGGGGGGTGGGGGTCTGCACTAGTGCGGGATGTCTCACAAAAATATTTTTCATTATTCATAGGAGGTAAAGATGAAAATGTATGACGTAGTATCAGGCCGTAAAGTTATCGGCCAAGACAAGAAACGCTGGACAAATGTCGGTGTAGCATTCGAAGGAGATGACGGTAAGATCACCGGGATCAAGTTGAATGCCCTTCCCTTACAGAATGAGAATGGCGAAGTATGGCTATCCTTGTTTGAGCAAAAGCAGAGGGACAATGTTCAAGCGTTCAACAGAGCAACTGAGGAACTATTAGATGACGAAATCCCGATCTAAGAAACCAAAGATACAGTTTCCTAATCTCAAGGAGCTGGGATCGGTACGCTCAGTCAAAAGAAAGGTTGGTGGGTCTGATGTTATCTTTGACAACAGAGATAAGTTAGCCCAGGAACTCATCAATCTTTCTACGGCTAAGATATCGGATGTTATGTCCTGGGATGCTGAGGGGAATATCACGGTCAAGTCGAGTGCGGATATTCCGGATAGTGTCCTCACCGCAATCAAAAAGATTAGGATTGTACCGACACCGGACGGCCGTAATGCGATTGATATTGAGATGATTGATAAGGTTCGGGTGTTGCAGACATTGGCTAAGGCATCTGGCCTTATGGATCAGGATAAGACCAGCGATAAACCGGCTGTCGTAGAAGTAAAGATGGTAGGCCCGAAGGATGGATGAGGATGAGGAGTTTGCGAAACGCTTTGCTCTCAAACCTATCAAGCCGGATGAGAGGTTGTATCAGATACGGTATCTACGGCCAGAGCTGGTAGCAAAACTAAAGGCATATATCAGAAAGGAGAAGTTTCGATGGAAGAAAAGAAAATCACGCCCGATGGAGGAATGAACCTCAGCTTTGAGCGGTCACCAATACTATGGAAGTTTCTCAACGATGATAGCTTTATCAAGTCGATTATGGGGCCAGTGGGTTCCGGCAAGTCCTATGCCTGTTGTGCCGAGTTGTTTCGAAGGGCCGTTATGCAAAAACCTAGTCCGAGAGATGGGATCAAATACTCACGTTTTGCGGTGGTACGAAACTCTTATCCTATGCTGAAAACTACAACTCTCAAGACATGGCTGGAACTCTTTCCGGAGGATATCTGGGGTAATGTCCATCATGCGCCACCGATCAAACATCATATTCGCCTTCCCTCAAAAGAAGGAGCGTCCGGGATTGATATGGAGGTCTTGTTTCTAGCTCTGGATCAGCCGAAAGATGTACGTAAATTGCTTTCTCTTGAATTAACAGGTGCTTTTGTCAATGAGAGTAAAGAATTACCGAAAGCCGTGATTGATGGATTATCGCATCGTGTGGGCCGGTATCCCACAAAGTCTGACGGTGGCCCGACCTGGAGAGGCATTATTATGGACAGCAACCCTTGTGATGATGATCATTGGCTCTACAACATGGCTGAGAAAGAAAAGCCTAGCGGAAAATTTAAGTGGGGGTTTTACAAACAACCGGGCGGTGTCAAGGAAGTCCATTCCGATGAAGTGCCAGCCGATATGCCAGAGGCTCAAGGGTATATGTACCAAGCCGGAAAATGGTGGCAGACCAACCCCAAAGCCGAAAACCTCGACAATTTGCCAGTTGGATATTACGAACAGCTCGTGCCGGGCAAGACCTTGGATTGGATCAGATGCTATGCCGAGGGCAAATATTCGTATGTTCAGGAAGGTAGACCAGTATGGCCGGAGTATGATGACCACTCCATGTCCGATGATCTCACCATACAAGAAGGTATTCCGGTACAAGTGGGTCTTGACTTTGGTCTTACACCGTCTGCGGTATTTGGTCAGAAAATGCAGAATGGCCGATGGCATATTCTCCGAGAGATAGTGACGTTTGATATGGGGCTAGAACGCTTTGCCCATTTGCTAAAATCTGAACTAGAGACATGGTTTCCAAAGTATGAGTGCATGATATGGGGCGATCCAGCCGGTTCGGCCAGAGATATGATCTATGAACAGACAGCCTTTGATCACCTCAAGACACACGGGTTAGTCGCTCGACCCACGGCTACCAACGAATTTAAGACAAGACGAGAGGCCGGGGCTATCCCAATGACCCGATTGATAGACGGCAAACCCGGCTTTATGGTACATCGTGAATGTGTCCGGCTCCGAAAAGCTCTCGCTGGTGGCTACCACTTCAAAAGAGTAGCTATGGGATCGGGGCATGAACGGTTCAAGGATGTACCAAACAAAGATCATAACTCACACGTTGCCGATAGTCTGGGCTATCTTCTGCTAGGCGGTGGGGAGCATCGCAACATGGTCAGGGGCAAATCCCCTCATTTCTACAAAACAGCGAATGCTTGGGGTGACTTTGATGTTTTCGCCTGAAGAAATCACGGAGGTATCGACCTTAGACGGCAAGACCGGCAAGATTATTGATTTCGAACCGGATCACCTCAATGCGGTCAGCTATAGATCGCTAGACGCTCCCTTCATCAAGGCCAATCAAGAGACAATAGCCCACCGGTTACCGAAAGGATTATCCTTCTCCGCAGTAGTAGACGATCAAGTATTCGCTATGTTTGGCCTCGTTCCCTTCTGGCAGGGTTGCTATGAGTGCTGGCTTATTCCAGCCGATGATCTGGATACCCACACCATGAAGACACACCGCACGGCCATACGGTTTTTTGAGTACACCGCCAGGGTTTTGAGAGCAAAGAGGTACCAGTGTTATGTATTTTCGGAAAACGTTCGGGCTGTTCGCTGGATTGAAATGATGGTATTCAAAAAAGAAGGGCTAATGAAGAACTTTGGCCCTAACCAAGAAGATCATTTTTTATATGCGAGGTATTTCTGATGGGTTTTTTATTCGGTGGCGGTGGCGGTGAAACGCAGGAACAGAAAGAAAGTCGGCAAAAACGTGACCAGCAAGTCCAGCAACAAGAGGAACGTACACAAAAAGCTGAGATAAGCGAACGCAGAAAGATCAATGAGCGTATGCGAAAGATGAAAACCGGGGGAATGCGCCAGCTCCTCTCCTCCGATAGAGAGGATAATCAGGCACTCGGTAACCCAATAACACAGACACGAACATTAGGGCCAGATAGAAACCCACGATAATGAAAAAGTATTTACGCAACCCAAGAAAAAAGGAGATGAGCGATGCCTATGGTGAGTTACAAGAGCAAAGAGGGAACGAAGAAGAAGAAGTTCAAGTACACGAAGAAGGGAGTAGCGGAGGCCAAGAAGATGGCGAAACAGACCGGGGGGAAGATTAAGGTCAATAAAAGCTACGCATGAGACTTGATGTAACCACATTAAAGGCCCGATTTAAAAAGGCTATGGCTCACAAGGATGAGTGGCGGTCTATCTATGAAGATGCCTATCGCTATGTCCTGCCGAATAGAAACCTCTATGATGGCAACTACGAGACTACCTCACCCAAAAACGATAAGATGAACCGGGTATATGATAGCACGGCTATCCACGCTACGCAGAGATTTGCCAATCGATTACAATCCGGAGTGTTCCCAACACAACGACACTGGTGCCGGCTGGTTCCCGGTGAAGAGATACCACCAGAGAGACACATAGAAATTCAGCGCATATTGGATAGTTATGCCGATAAGATGTTTGATGTGATGCGTCAGTCAAACTTTGATATGGCTATGGGCGAGTTCCTACTAGAGTTAGCTATCGGAACGGCTGTGATGATCATCCAACCGGGTGACGAGTTACAGCCCATACGCTATACAGCCGTTCCCTCTTTTTTGATTGCCTACGATGAAGGGCCGTTTGGAACAGTCGATAAGGTGTACAGGAACCATAGGATACCATTCACTGCCCTAGATCAAGAGTTTGCCGATGCGGAAATACCAGCACAACTCAAACAAAAGTACGATGGTAGACCCGATGAGAAGATCGATCTCTATGAAATCACTTGCTATGACAAGGACGAAGGCATCTACCACTATCATGTCATAACCAAAGAAGGAGAAGACGAACTGGTCTATAGACGCATGAACTCCTTCCCCTGGGTCGTATCACGGTATATGAAAGCCACCGGGGAAAAGTATGGCCGAGGGCCGGTATTGACCGCTCTTCACGATATCAAGACCTTGAACAAGCTCAAAGAGTACCATCTCAAGAATGCCTCACTCTCTATAGCCGGTGTGTATACAGCGATGGATGACGGTGTTCTCAACCCAAATGCGGTGCGCTTAGTACCCGGAGCGATCATACCGGTTGCTCGTAACGGAGGCAATCAGGGCGAAAGCTTAAAACCGCTCCCTCGGAGTGGAGACCCCCAGCTATCGCAAATGTCACAACAAGATCTCGTGATGTCTATCAAGCAAATCCTCATGGATGATATGTTGCCTCCTGATACGTCCTCAGCCCGATCCGCTACAGAGATCATGCAAAAGATGAAGATACTCTCAGAAAACATGGGTAGTGCCTTTGGACGATTAATCCAGGAGACAATGTATCCGGTCGTTAGACGTACTCTGGAAGTCATGGATGAGATAGGCATGATTGATTTACCGTTGAAGATCAATGGTCTACAAGTCAAAGTTCAACCAGTTGCCCCGATTGCTATGTCGCAGAATATGGAGAAGGTCAGCGAGATTATGCAGTATATGCAGATAGCACAGAGCTTTGGGCCGGCTGGACAGCTTGCCGTGAAACAAGAAGTGCTACTCGATTATATTGCTGATCAACTGGCTATCCCGGCTGAAGTCCGAATGACACCAGAAGAAAAGCAACAAATACAGCAAATGCTGATGCAACAAGCCCAGCAAATGGCACAACAACAAGGAATGATGGAAGGTGGAGGAGAACCAGAACAACCAGCTTGATGATGATCTTTGGCCGGAGGTAACTGAAGATCCGCAAGCATCCCAGATGGATATGCTCTATGCTACCGTCTTCAATACACCGGATGGTCTAAAGGTACTCAAGCATTTGGCGAGTACGACAATAGATCAACCGTGCTGGTATCCGGGAACTGAGCCAAGCAATGGCTATTTCCGAGAGGGCCAAAACTCACTGATACGACAGATACATAGCAGAATAAGGAGAGCCAAGAATGTCTGAAGAACAGCAAGAGGAACAACAAGAACAGCAACCACAAGCTGAAAGCAATATGCAGAAACTAGCAGGAGAGGATCTCAATGCCACGCAGACAGAAGACGAAAACTCGCACCTCCAGGCCAATGCTGAGCCGGAGGGTGTTGATCCAGACGAGATTGAGTTCGTCAAACCAGAGTTCCTCCCGGAGAAGTTCTGGGATGCGGAGAACGGCACGAACGTAGAGAAACTATCCAAAGCTTACTCTGAGCTAGAGAAGAAGTTTTCACGAGGCGATCACAAAGCCCCAAAAGAATATAACGTGGATTTTCTAGGCGAGAATGTTCCGGAAGATGATGAGATGCTCAACAACTATAAGGACATGGCGCAACGATATGGAATGTCACAAGAGGACTTTCAAGACCTGGCCTTACAGTTTGTCGGTGCGGTTGAGGATGAGGCCAAGAGTGAGCAGGAGTTTATAGAGGAACAAAAGCGACTATTGGGCAACAACGCGGTCGAACTGGTGCGATCCAACTATGATTGGGCAAACAGCCTATTGAGCAAGGGTGTCATATCACAAGCCGAGTTTGATGTATTGGATCAGATGGGCGGTACCGCAGATGGTACTAGGCTCCTCAGAAAGATACGCAATCTCTCAAGCCCCAAGGAACTGCCTATTCCTTCCTTCACCGGAGAAAGCAAGACCAAAGAAGAGTTGGCGCAATATGTTGCTGATCCTCGTTGGAGATCTGATCCGGTATGGCGAAAGCAGAAGGAAAAAGAGTTCTACGATAATATCGCATAACTAGACCCTACTTTTAGCTTTACTACAATTTCAAGATATGGTATCGGTGGATTGAGCGATAACTACATCTGTAGCCGTTCAATCACTTTGATTGGCGGATTTATTCCATAACCAAGCGAACACTAATGTTAATTTTTTTATGGAGAGATAGATGTCCAACAATGCAATATCAAACGCATTCGTCACTATCTTTGAAAGCGAAGTTCACCAGGCTTATCAGTCTGAGGCTAAACTTGCTGGAACAGTCAGAACCCGAACAAACGTTGAAGGGTCAACTGTAAAGTTCCCAAAGTTAGCTAAAGGATCAGCCTCTGTTCGTTCACCCGGTACACAAGTAACACCGGTAGGAGCGCAATTTTCTAGCGTGACAGCGACAATGGTGGATTATTCTGCATCAGAGTACAGTGACATTTTCAACCAGGCGAAAGTAAACTTTGACGAAAGAGCAGAGCTTGCCGAAATGCTAGGAAAAGCCATAGCAAGACGCGAAGACCAAGTGGTTATCGATGCACTCATTAACGCATCAGCCGGGTCAACCGTTGCCAATACTGTGGTGACTTCTGGATCAGCAAGTGCCTCTGACCTTAATGTCGGAAAGATTATTGAGGCTGGTAAGAAACTCAACGCTAAGAACGTACCGGCAACGGAGCGGTGCCTCTTAGTTCATGCTAATTCAATGGCCTCCTTACTTGGTGATGAAAGAGCCGTGAGTTCAGACTTCATTCAACTGCAAGCCTTGCAAAGAGGTGAAGTTCAAACTTTCGCAGGATTTCAGCTAATCATGTTTGGTGACAGAGATGAGGGCGGTATTCCAATCGATGGATCAAGTGACAGAACGTGTGTAGCGTTCCATAAGTCAGCCATTGGTCTTGGTGTTGGTATGCCAGCTAAAACAGAAATCAATTATGTACCGGAAAGAACATCCTTCCTCGTAACAGCTATGTACAGTGCTGGAGCGATAGCAGTCGATGTTGACGGCATATGCGATGTAACTTGTAGGGAGAGCTAAGATGGCATTTGTTAGAAATGATTTTAATACCATCGGTGGACAGGCCAGAGCCGGAGTAACTCCAGCAATGTATGTCTATACCACAACGGAAGCTCACACCGTGGTTGATGGATCCGGGTATTTCAATGATATATCCGACATTCTCAACGTAGGTGACATGATCATCGTACATGGTGCAACCGGTGGCACACGAACAGTCACAATGCATATAGTCGTTAGCAATGCCAGTGGTGTTGTAGACGTATCCGATGGAACAACAATCGGAGCTGTATCAGACAGTGACTAATATTCTTGGGGGGTGGTTCCGACTGCCTCCCAAACCAACAAGGGGTTTGAATGGCAAGCACAGACACAGACGTTTCTATTTGTTCTCAAGCCCTATTACTGCTCGGATCAACGAGTATATCCTCATTTTCGGATGGTACGGCCCCAGCCTCTATAGCCGGGGTCATCTATCCTAAAGTAAAAGCACAAACTCTAGGAATGTATCCCTGGAGCTTTTCACTGACAAAAACACAGTTGGCCCAGTCAGCCTCCACTCCCCTATCTTACTGGCAGTATGCCTATGCCTTACCGGCTGATATGGTGAATGGAGTACCACGAAAGGTATTTACGTCTAACAATACCAATGCTCCTAATCTTACTGACTATGAGATCCAGGGGGCTGAACTATTATCACAAGAACAAAGTATCTTCATTGACTACCAAAGAGATGTTGATGAGCCAGCGATGCCGGCATATTTTGTACAGTTGCTTATCTATCAAATGGCATGGCATCTAGCCGAACCGGTCACCGATCAGACTACCAAGTCAGATTATTGGAAAGGTGTGGCTCTCGGTACGCCTCTTGAAAGTTTACGCGGAGGATACTTTCGTCAAGCCACGGTTATTGATGGTTCCGGTCAATCCTCGCAAGTTCTTGCTGATTATGTGCTGGTAGATGTCCGATGAGCCGGGTTACAGTTTATCAATCAAACTTCACGGTTGGGGAGCTTGATCCTCTTGTCAAAGGCCGGGTTGATCTCAATCAATATCCTTCTGCCCTAGATAGAGCCAAGAACATCACAGTATTGCCACAGGGTGGCTTTGAGCGTAGACCAGGGTTAGCGTTCATGGCAGACCTTACTAGTCATCTAGGAGGCTCTTTTACGGCCCAGAACGGTATGCGTCTTATACCTTTTGAGTTTAGTAACGATCAAAGTTTTATGCTGGTCTTTGTAAAGCAATCGGCCTCTGAAACACGAATGTTTGTCTTTGCCAACACTGTGCAGATTACGAACATCAATAGCAGTGGTAATGACTATCTGGCCATCAACTTAGGCGATATTGATCTATCGAAGCTTTATTTCACGCAATCAGCCGATACATTGATATTAGTGCAGGAAGATCTTGCCCCTAGAAAGATTGTACGAGGGGCCAACAATCAGAGCTGGACAGAAAGCACAATCTCACTGACCTCGCCTTTTCATGCGTTTACTATCGCTACATCTAATCCTAGTGCTACCATCACACCGGATGCGGTTGATGGTACTGTCAAGATTACCGCCTCTACCGGGATCTTTTCATCCGGCAACGTCAATCAATATATCAACGTCCTCAATGGGTTTGGCCGTGCCAGGATCATAGAGTTTGAGAGTTCGACCGTAGTAAAGACCATAGTTGAGATACCCTTCTTTGAGGCATCGGTAGCAATAGCATCCGGATCATGGGAGCTGGAAACTGGCTACGAGGCCGTCTTCTCTGTTTCAAATGGGTTTCCGAGAACGTGTACATTTCACGAAGGGCGGTTGTTCTTTGGTGGATCGAAGGCAATGCCCAACACATTATTTGGATCAAAGGTCGCTGACTTCTTTAACTTCAAAACAGATGAGGCTTTGGATGATGATGCTATCTTTGTGACCATATCAAGTGATAGTCTGAACGCAATCAATGCTATACGATCCGGTCGTGACTTACAGATCTTTACATCATCGGCTGAGTTCTTTGTACCACAATCCACACTTGATCCGATTACACCAACAAACATAGTTATTAAGACAGCTACCCGGAGAGGAGCCAAAGAGGGCATACGGCCTGTGTCAGCCGAAACCGGAACCCTTTACATACAAAAGTCCGGTAAAGCCCTCAGAGAGCTTATATTTAGTGATACTGATCTAAATTACAATTCTGACAATGTTTCTCTTCTATCCTCCCATTTGTTGAAGAACCCTACGAAGATGGCTCTCCGGGTGGCTACTTCTACAGACGATGGGGATCTACTGATGATCACCAATGGCACCGATGGCTCTATGTGTGTCTATTCTATCCTTAAACCTCAGAATGTAATTGCACCGTCCGAGTTCATAACCGATGGTATCTTTGAAGATGTCGCGGTCGATATAGAGGATATCTATGTTATTGTCAGACGTACCATCAACTCATCGACGAAATACTACCTAGAGGTCTTTGATGATGACCGTACCACTGATGCAAACATACAATACTTCTCAGGAGCAACAGCACCGGATCAAGCCAAACCCACCAATACAACAGCCGGTAGTCTCTCTCACCTAGAGGGTAAGGTAGTCAATGTTGTTCGTGATGATTTTGTGCTGACCGATAAAACCGTAGCCTCTGGACAGATTACGCTAGATGCGATACCCACTACTTATGTAGAGGTAGGATTGCAGTATGACGTTGAGGTCAAGACTATGCCGGTCGAACCACGACTATCGAGTGGGGTCGTTACTAGCCGAAAGAAACGTATACTAGAGGCAACACCTATTCTAGACCGGACACAGAACCTGGCAATCAATGGGAACGAAATACCGTTCCGAGAGTTTCCGCATACACTGGATACCGCCATATCAACCTTTACCGGGAGAAAACGTATGTCTCCCCTACTCGGATATTCTACCGAGGCCCAGCTTACGTTTACAATGACCAAACCTCTATTCGCTACCGTGTTAGCTGTAGAGTACAAACTATCGACAGGAGCATAACATGAGTTTCCAAGCAATAGCCTTAGCCTTATCTGCCGTGAGTGCCGTAGGACAAATGGAGGCCGGTAACCGAGCCAAAGAGGCTTACGATATCCGAGCAAGAAATGAGGAGCTACGAGGCCGAGTGGAGGCCGTCAATGCCAAGAAGAAAGGTGTAGAGGCTTTAAAACGCACGAACGCTAGTTTGGCCTCAATCATAGCCGGATCACCAAAGCAAGGACTAGGATATGCCGGTACTGTCTTAGATCGGGGTGTCTTTCTCGTAGGCCGTCCAGCCTCAGAAGATGTAAGCGATACGATGTTTAATGCCTCAATGGCGATAGCGAACTCACAAATGAGAGCGGATGACTTTAGACGAGCTGGAGATCAAGCACGACTTCAAGGTCAAATAGGCGCATTCAGCACACTAGCCGGAGGATTTGGACAATATGGATCAGTAGGCTCAAGCGGTGGTCTATCACAAAGCGGAAACTTACCAGCATAATGGCACCAACATTTCGACCATATCAATCAGTAGGCCGAGGGCTGAACCAACTGAACCTCCCGGAAGGAGCTGAGGCTCAAGAGGCATCAAGGACAATGACTGTGCTATCCCGGTCTATGGATCAGATGTCTACGTTTTTCTTTAGAAAAGCTGATGAGCAAGCTCAAGTAGAAGGGCAAAAGTTTGGTGTTCAATTTATGACTGACCAAAAGGTCAAGCAAGCTCTCAAGGGTGATCAAGATATCTTTGACTTGCCACAGTTTGGAAACACGACTTTTGGTAATACTGCACGAAAATCAGCTCTAGCGGTTTTAGAAAATAAAATAACTGTTAATGCTACCAAAGATATAAACGACATCATATTTAATGGTCAAACCAACAGCACGGCACCAGGATCTATAGAAGCTCAAATCAACTCTACGATATTAGGATATGTTGATTCAATTAAAGTATCTGCCCCAATATTATCAGAAAAACTTTCGGCCTCATTGCAACTGGCTGGAGCCGGAGAGTATGACCGGTATAGAAAAGCCTATGCAAAGTCACAAGTAGGAACCACAAATGCTGAAGGGCTAATTGCTCTTATAACTAAAATGAATGGGGTGGACAGCCGGCTTCAAGGACTGCTTTCAGACGAAGCTATAAATTTTAACATTGAAAATATTTCGCAGTCTTACAAGAAGGATGTTGCTGATATTTTTAGTTTGGGCCTCAAGACAGGGCCAACACTTACACAAGTTGGAAAGCTTAATGAGAAATACCAAGAGTTTTTTAAAAAAGCCTTTCGCAGTGAGGTCTTTAGTTCCGAGATAGCGAACCCTGGCGAAGATAAGTTACCCTATATGCTGATCGGTAAAATCAAAGATGGCACGTTTCAATCAGAAGACAAAGAACTAAACGCTATAATCAATGTCATAAAATCGGGAGGACAGTCTTCTGCCGATCCAACCGGTCAAACTGTGCCGATACCAAACTTCCAAAGCCTTTCACAACTTTTGCTGGCCGATATCAATCAAGAATTGCAAATGGACAAAAGTCTGGCTGAAGCTTTTAATCTTGAAAAAAATGAGGCTAGTATAAAAATAGATCAAGATGTAAACCCGATATACAGAAGTACTGATCCTTTGAGAGATGACGAGCTAGAGGTACTTAAAAAAAGTAGGAAGCTTGCTTATAAGTATGGCCTTGATAACAGAGCTGAAAAGCTTGATGAAATCATAGAGGCTAATAGCGTACCAGTAGATCAACGGTTTGCTCCCAACGATGATGACGGTCAAAAAAATACAATATCTCTAAAGATTGCTAAAAACATAGCTACCTTTGAGGATCTTAAATTGGCTCAAAAGTTTTTAACTGTTGGCACATACCTTGAATTTTATGATCAGATAGATGCAAACTTTGAGCCACGAATGACTAGAGCTAGACGCAAAATAGTCATAGCGACAAACTACGACCCAGGTATGGAGAAATCTGGAGAGCTACGAGACTTCAATAAGCTAGACAAACAAAAATACAACATCATCTACAATGAGTTAGAAAGACAATATTCAGAGGCTAAACGTACAAAGACAGAATTTGATCCGGAGACAGCGGTAGCTGAAATCATTGCAAGTAAAATGGACGATCTCAAACAAGGTGACAAGAAAATACAGCTTGATAAGTATGCGCCAACCGCAACATATTTTTTCAGGCTTGCAGAAAAGTATGCACAAAAAAAAGGGATTGCGTTTGATATAAATGAATTTGTCATACCGGGTGACAACCTAGCTACAGTTACAAATTACTATAACCTTTTAAGCGGTTGGAGAAATTTTGACAGTGAAGATGATGTACCAGAAGCCTTTAGATTTGCTAAAGTTAGAAAGTGGCTTGCCAACGATGAGTGGCTATCACAAATCAACTCAAGACTAAATACTATGGAGAAGTTTCTTACCAATGACTGAGAATAAATTTGATATGACTTCATTGGTGCTAGATAGCATCGATAAGAGATTACTAGACGAGTATGAGTATGTGTTGAAGGATGGCAAGACAATGCTAGTTGATCCTGCTACCTCTCCTTTTGGGGAGCCAGTAGAGCCAGAGGGGCCACTATCATTCACCGTTCCTCAAAACACACGAGCTGATAAGGAACTTAAATCACTGATATCTAAAGCCGAAGGGATTGACCTACCACCCTCAAGAAGTCTACTAGGTATACCCATACCGACCAGAGATAAGTTACGCTCAAATGTAACAAGCCTTGCTTCTTCCTTAGGTGTTCCTATGGGTGGATCGCAGTTTATATCCGAGCTTGTTGCTGGCCCACAGAATGTAGATTTTGGCCTAGTTGATTTTACCGGGTTCGGTGAATTGATTGATGCTGTCAATGGCTTCAGCAAAATGCAGTCTGGTTTAGCTCAAGATGACCCAGGTACCGCAGTAGAGGGTATGGCTGAAGGGTTTCTTGGCGGTGTTGGTTTAAAACTTCTGGGCGGTGAGCTTGTGAAAAAACTTAAAACAAAGGGAAAGCAAGCCCTAAGCTTTCTGGCTAAAGAAGCTAAAAAATACAAAGGAGATGAACCAGGAGGCGAACAACTTTATTCAGTTGGCTCTCCAGATATGATTGCTGATGCTGTAATACAGCTAGATAATATGGTAAATATCCAGGCAAAATCAAACACCGGTAAGCCTCCATCAAACTTATTAGTAGAAGAGGATCTCAAAGTAGTTCTTGAAGAACGAGCCAAACAAATGGATTTAAAACCAAAAGACAGGGTACAACCATCTAACGAAGATCCATTGTTCGATACCTCACCAGAGAGCTATGAAAATATATTGGTGGAGCAGAAAGAGACATATGTTCCAAGAAACACCAAGACCGATAAGATGCCTCTTAACAATCGTGTAAACAAAGTGGTCGAAAAGACTGACGAGATAGCAAAAGTACTAGCTGAGAGAATAGAGCCGTTCAAAGGTACCAATGTTCAATACTTCTACCACACTGGGCCAATTATTCAAAAGGCAGTAGATATGGGAGTGTCAAGAGAACAAGCAGAAAAACAGCTCTATAACTTTGCCCTTAATTATGCGGTAACAAGTCCAAGGACTATGACAGAACAAAACTTGAGAAACGCATCCCTAGTAGCTACCAAAGAAACTCTAGATATACCGCTTACTACAATCGTTGGCCCTGGCCAAAAGACAAAAGATGGTATCAATGAAAAAGGCTATCCAATGATGATAGGCCCAACCGGCATACATAGAAAGCTAACAGATGAGAAAAAACTTGATGAGCTAAATGCTGATCTAAATCCAAAACCAATCACGTTCGCACAAAATGTCTTGGGTAACCTAGAAGGTGTTACAGTCGATACTCATGCTATACGAGCGGTATTTGATGTTATGAACGAACTAGAGCCGGGATCAGTGCCTATAGAGTTTATTGGCGGTAAGAATGCAGAGGCTACCAAAAAGTTTAGGGAGATGTACAAGAAAGATCCTAGCTCGTTAGATGTATCAAACATGATAGCCGACACCTTACAAACCCAAAAAATTGATGGCAAAGCAATGCAAACAGAGTACGCAATATTCTCTGACCTCTACAAGAAAGTAGCTGAACTTGCAGGAGTAAGACCGGCTGAGGCTCAATCACTAAGCTGGTTTGCTAATGGTCAAAAGACTGGACTATCTTCAGAGCCAAAGACCGTAGTTGACCTGATAAATGATAGAGTTGATGTTACTGCACAGATACTGAAACAAGATAAAGAGACAGTATTCAAGAAGTTTTTTGAGGGTAAGCTACCACTATTAGCCGTACCAGCCTCAGTAACTCTATTAGATACCGGTGCAAGTATGGAGGACGATGATGGGTAAATTTACATTTCTCTCAAAATTTATTGGAAAATTAGCCGACAAGCTTGATGATTTTGGCAGAGAGACTGCCGATGAGGTAAAGGGTCTTGAAAAACTTGAAAAGCCGGTAATACAAAATGATGCCCTACTTGTACCAAGATTAAATGAAACTGAAACAAAAAGTCTAGACGATGGATTGAAATCTATTGGCTATAACGGCCCAGGGGTTAAGCTCGGCAGGATAGGTGCAATATTCGATGAGCAGGATGGGTATTCTCTCAAAAGTGAGGGATCATACGAAAAGATGCTTACCGAGCTACGAACACAAAATAAAGAGCTATTTGATTTTGCTAGACGTAAGAGAGTGCTGTCTATGGAGGACATGATACAACTAGCACATCAAAAGGGTCTGAAAAACATTGTAAGTAGAATATTTATGATGCCCACAGATCAAGCACTCAATGGCGAAGATACAATCGGTATATTGCTTATGGTCAAACGCTACGTCCAGGAAATAAGCTATGGACAAAAAAAGATGTCACAAATGCCTGATACTGAGGCAACGAGGTTTATGGGTGATGGCGTCAAAAAAGAAAGAAGAAAACTTGCTAAGAAAATACAAAATATATCGGGCCAACTAGTTCATTTAACTTCTCGATTTTCTGGTGGTATCAGCAACTCAGCTAGATCATTAGCGGTTCTTACTAAGGCAGATGAGTTAGCAGGAGCAAGGGTACGAAAGATTGAGGCACAAGCCCAACGTATTATTGATGAGCAAGATGATGATATGATTGAATTGCAAGCGGTATTCTTGGCAAACATGGATCAAGATGAAAAGGTTTCGTTTCTCGGCAAGCTGTGGGAAAGAGGAGCAAAGTCAGCGAATGTCCTACAAGACTTGTATTTAAGTGGCTTGTTATCATCCTTTGTAACCGATGCCGTAAATATAGGCAGTAATGCAGGGTTTCAAGCGTTACGATTTATGGAAAACGGTTTGGCCGGTGCAGTAGGTGAAACAAGAGAGGCACTCGATCCAATATTAAGACCCAGTAAAAAATTTAATTATGAAGATAGAGCTTATGTAGAGGAGGCATTTTCTGGTGTCGCTGGACAAGTATATGCCATACCAAAAGCTTTTACACTAATGATGAAGGCCGGAATAACTGGAGAGGCCAGTGATCTTAACTCAAAACTTGATATGCGATTGCCAGCTATAGGGAACTCACAAAGTTTACAAAAAGTACTCCAACAATTTTCAGAGGGTGATCGTTTCAATGCTTTTATAAATATATTCTCTATATTGATACGACTTCCGGCTAGAGGCTTAATTATGGAGGATGAGGTTTTTAAAGCTATTATTCGTGAAAAGACCAAGTATCAAATTGCCACTAGAAGAGGCTTGGCAAAAATGCGTGAGATGGGCGATATAAAGCTTAAAAACGGACAGCCTAAGTATACACGCAAACAAAGGCTAGTAGCGTTCCAAAACGAGCTGGCGCATACACTTATTGAGCCTTCCGGTGAGGTGCTTGATGAAATGCAAAAGGTAGCCTTACAAGAAACTTTTCAAGGGCCAGTACGCGGAGTGTTTCAAAACTTCTCACCAATATTTAATAACTTTGCTGGGCGAGTGTTACTCAATCCCTTTTATAAATCAGTATCAAATATATATTCTGAGTTCTTAGATCGGTCTTTCAATCCGGTTCCACTGGCAAAATCAATAGCAAAAGGTGAAGGACGAGATTTTGATGAGGCTGTAGCAAAGCTTGCAATGGGATGGGGCTTGATGTTGTATGGTACCTCTCTGGTACGAGGTTGGTATAATAACGACATAATAGTTACCGGTACTGGGCCAACTGATAAGAGAACACAGAACATCATTACACGAGGGGCTAAGGTAGATAAAGGCTCATTTGGTGTTGAGCGTGATAATGAACCAGGTGAGTACGATCAGTATAATTTTAGACGATTTGAGCCAATGGGTATGCTGATGATGCTCGGAGCTGACTTCAACAATTACCTAGAGTTTAGAGAGCCTATAGATGCAGAAACCACAACTGAAAAAGCTCTTGCGAATGCAGACAGAGTTTTCAACACAGCATGGCTGGCTATATCCCAGCACTCACTAGACTTACCCTTTGTAGCCGGCCTATCAGAACTAAATCAATACATTATGAGGCCTTGGGAGACTGGAGACAAATGGTCATCTAAAATTGGTGAGTATCTTACAAAAAGAGCCACTATGGTTGGTGGGGAGGCTTTAGGGCAAGTAGAGACATACGGCACTTTAGGGACTGGTTATTGGCTTAGAAGTTATATGGATGAGAACTATCCAGAATATGCCGAAAAGTTTCCTCTTGTCGGTACAAACTCACTGCTTAGAAATTTTGAGCGTGTGTATGATCCCCAAAGTGAGAATGTCGTTAGGCTGTCCGATGAAGATTTAGAGGAGTTAGATGCACAACGTATTGAAGATGTTAATCCTGCGATGAGAGGTTACTACTTAGGTCTAAATAGACTAAAGGCTGGTCACCCTCTATACGCACCAGATATTGCTCCAGGCTATAATTTTTGGGCAGAAAAAGGTGTGGAGATAGAACCAGAATATATAAAGAGATTTGGTAAGGGGCGGTTTTTCTGGAACCCAGTAAGAATAACTAAGGGCGGTTATGACGAGCTTGATGAAGAAATAATAAGAATATCTGAGGCTACTAATGGTGAAACCTTTATGTACCATCCTCGCAATCTCACTGTTAATTTAAATGAGATTAAAGGAGCGAGGCCAAAGATGGAAACGATTAGAATGACTAGCGATGAAATTAATAGGTATGTGTGGCTAGTAAATAATATGGATACAGATGGTAATATAAATGGAAATGCTGAACTTGGCATTGAGCCAAAAGGTGCCTACAACCCACAAAATAATCTCGTTAATAGGCTTAACACTTTGATCCAAGGAGGTGACCCAGTCTTTGGGGGAGACTACACGACTGCTAATTATGAAGATAGGTTTTATATGATGAACACAATCTTACGAGATTATCGCAAACAAGCAAAAAATCATATGATTAGCAACGAGCCACGAATGATTGATATTATTAGTGACGAAAAGATAAACCTAGAAATAAACACGGATTTTTGATATAAAACCTAGAAGGGGCTTTTAGTATGACAAACATAACAGCACAAGATCGGAGAATACAATATACCGGAAACAACCCTGCGGATGCTGGGCCGTTCAGCTTCTCGTTCCAGGTAAACGCTACCTCGGAGATCAAGGTCTATGTCGATAGCACGGTCAAGACCCTCACAACACATTACACAGTGTCTCTCAGTGCAGATGGTACTGGATCAATAAGTTTTACATCCGGGAACTTTCCGACAAACGCACAGACTATCACGATCATGTCAAACATCCCGATTTCACGAACATCACAGTTTACCACCGGAGGCACCCTCACTGCCTCATCATTGGAGACAGAGTTCAATAATCAGTTCATGCACCACCAGCAAGCCGATCAGAGACTGGATAGAGCTTTACTTGTGCCTGAGCATGATACCATTTCGGGGGCTGATTTTACACTGCCTGTTAAAGCCTCCCGACTTGGTAAGGTACTAGGGTTCAACTCATCAACCGGTAACCCAGAGGCTACTCAACAAGTAACCGGGGCAAGTGTATCGGTTAGCGGATTGAGTGCTGGTGCTAGTCCAACGGCTAGTGTCAGCGTATCTGGAGGCACGGCCTCATTTTCATTAGGTATACCGGCAGGAGCAACCGGTGCCACCGGCCCTCAAGGTGCTACTGGCGCAACCGGATCACAAGGAGCTACAGGATCTCAAGGCCCACAAGGAGACACCGGCCCACAAGGTGCAACAGGCCCACAAGGCCCCACTGGAAACACTGGTGCTACAGGATCTCAAGGTGCCACCGGCCCTCAAGGTGCTACTGGGCCACAAGGGCCAGCCGGATCTGGAATATCAAATGTCGTGGAGGATACCACTCCTCAGCTTGGAGGATCGCTTGATGTCGCTGGGCAGGATATTGTATCGGTATCAAACGGTAACATTACTCTCACACCAAATGGAGCTGGGGTCGTTAGGCTTGATGGCAATGTCGATATTTCGACCGGGGCGATAGATCTAAAGAATGGCGGTAGTCAATCCTATGTCCGGTTCTACTGCGAGAGTGGTAACGCTCACTATGCACAACTACAAGCACCGGCTCACAGTGCATTCAGTGGCAACATAACTTTAACACTACCAGCTACAACTGGAACGGTAGCGACAACAACAGACGTAGCCAACGATGCGACTGCCTTGGCGATTGCCCTCGGATAGTAAAGGAGAACAGATATGGCAAACACATTTAAGACGGTGACAAAAGCAGGGGTTACATCGGAAGATGTGATATATACTGTAGCCGGCTCCACGACCACAGTAGTCCTGGGCTGTATGTTAGGGAACACGACCACCGGTCAGATAACAGCAACTGTTACATTGAACTCAGATACATCAGCTAGGGCTGGTGCAAACAATGAAGCAAACCAAGCTGTCGAGTTAGTTACAAATGCGCCTATACCAGCTGGTTCATCGCTTGAATTATTATCTGGCAACAAGGTCGTATTAGAAACAACTGACGAGATAAAGGTAACAGCCACTGGCGCAACGGATGTAGCTCTCAGCATTATGGAGATAACATAATGGCATATCTAGGAAATCAAGTAGCACCACTTGTCCAAGCATTAGAGGGCAAAGAACTCAAGCTTGATAGTGATGGTGATAGTAGTATCCAAGCGAGTACTGACGATACTGTCGTTTTCAAAACAAATAACACTACGGCTATGACTATTGATAGTACTGGTCGAGTGTTACAGCCTTCTGTTCCTGCTTTTAGGGTTGGGTTGACCAGTGGTCAAAGTGTCACTCAAACTGGCTCAGATATTAATGTGGTTTGGAATGAAGGTATAAGCTCAGAATCAGACAACTGCTTTTCTCAAGGTGGTTTTTCTTGGAATAGTGGAGTTGTGACAATTCCTGTTAGTGGAGTCTATGCTTTTTCTTTACTTGCAAGAGCGGACTCTGTTGGTAGTGGTTATATTATTATGAAAATAATAAGAAATAATGATGTTGGAAGCAACAGTGAAATGTATAGCATTGAAGGCACTCCATCCTCTGCTTATCAAGCTATAACTGGAAGTGGTGTTTTTAAGTGTACGGCAAGTGATACAATAAAAGTTACCGTTTATTCAGATTCAGATTCAGATATGAGTGTTACGGATGATAGTATCTTTAGTGGACATTTAATAGGATAAAAGGAGAAGTATATGCCATATGTAGGTAGACAACTTGGACAAGGCACACGCTCACGATTTCTGTATACAGCTACGGCTGGACAGACTACGTTTTCTGGGTCTGATAGCCAAAGCAATACTCTCGCCTACAGTGATAATAACGGATTAGATTGTTTTCAAAATGGGGTCTTGTTAAAGGGTGGTGGTGCAGACTATACAGCTACTTCTGGAACGTCAGTAGTCTTAACAACTGGTGCGTCTGTATCGGATGTTATTGAGATACTTGTCTATGATGTCTTTGCTATTGCTGACCATGTTAAAAAGTCTGGTGACGCTATGACTGGTGCGTTAACCAATATCGATGTCAATGGCACAGAACTAATACTTGATGCTGATGGGGACACGTCCATTACGGCTGATACAGATGACCAAATTGATTTCAAGACTGGTGGTAGCGATAGGCTCACTATTGATAATAGTGGCAATATACTTTTTGGAACAACTGCAAACACTGACCCTGCAACAAACAATGTAGCTAATGCTGTTAGAATTGCACAATCAACAGGAAGAATATCAGTATCATCGGATGGGACTCAAGCTCTTCAATTAAATAGAAAAACAGATGATGGTGATATTGCCATATTTCGCAAAGACGGTTCTATCGTGGGGCGTTTAGGTACTAATGGTGGTCAGCTATATGTAGGGGCTGGTGATGTTGGTCTTAGGTTTAGGTATGGCTCATCAGATGCCGTAGAGCCTTTCTCCCCAAGTGGTCAAGCACTTAGAGGTAATGCCATTGATCTTGGTCATTCATCAAACAAATTTGATGACATATTTGCTGTCAACGGCACAATTCAGACATCTGACCAAAACGAAAAACAAGATATAGCAAGTGCTACAGCTAAAGAACTAAACGTGGCTAAAAAGCTATCTGCATTATTTAAAACATTTAGATGGAAAGATGCAGTCGCAGAAAAAGGTGAAAAGGCTAGAACACACACAGGGATAGTCGCACAAGAAGTACAATCAGCGTTTAGTGAAGAGGGATTAGATGCGTCAAACTATGGGATGTTTATGTCAGACACATGGTGGGAAAAAGAAATAAAGGTAGATGCTGTAGAAGCTGATGAAGAAAAAGGTATAGAAGCAAAAGATGCGTATACCTACATGGACATAAAAGAAGAAAAAACAGATGGCTATACAGAAAAGACAAGACTAGGGGTGCGATATCCAGAACTATTTTCTTTTATCTTCTCATCTATAGAAGCACGATTGACAGCATTGGAGGGTAAGTAATGACGAAGTGTGCAGAATTAGCAAATCTTATAGGCAACATCAACGCTGGTGGTGGTGGAGCTAATAAAAATGTCATAATTAATGGTGCAATGAACGTGTCTGCCAGAGGAACGTCAAGCACAGGTATTGGTGCATCTAGTGGGTATTTTACTGTTGATAGATTTAGTATATATTCAAGTGGAACAGCAGGGCGATTAACTATGACGCAAGATAGCTCTGCCCCTAGTGGTTTTGCAAATAGCATCAAACTTGACTGCACAACAGCAGATACCTCTATAGCTTCAGGAGAATATTTAATTCTTACACAAAGAATAGAAGGTCAAAACCTACAGTCATTTGCAAAGGGAACATCTGATGCTAAACCCTTTGCTGTGTCTTTTTATGTTAAGGGTAATGCTAGTGCTACTTATGTTGCTGAACTTATGGACAATGATAACTCAAGACAAGTAGGTAAAACTTTTACAGTGGGAACAGATTGGACAAGAGTAGAACTTTCATTCCCTGCTGATACCACAGGAGCATTTGATGATGATGCTAATGCTAGTCTTGACCTTAGTATATGGTTACACGCAGGGTCTACCTTTACATCTGGCACATTACAAACGTCATGGGGTAGCTTTGATAATTCTAAAAGAGTGGGAAGTGGCACTTCATCGTTTTTCTCAAGCACAGATAACACATTCTTCATCACAGGAGTTCAGTTAGAAGTAGGGCAGAACCCAACAGAGTTTGAGCATGAAAAATTTTCACAAACCCTTGAGAAGTGTCAGAGGTATTTTGAAAAAGAAATTCCTACTTGGGGAACTTCAAGATCGGGTGATAATGTAATACATAGTAGTGGTTATTTTAAAGTTAAAAAAAGAGCTAGTCCTACTATGAGTTTAGTGAATGACTTTTACAGTAGTTCTCCAGCAATACAGCAAGTCAATGTAAATTATTATGTGACTTATGATGCTAATAATCCTAGTAGTTCTTTAAATGCAACTTATGATGCGGATGCGGAGTTATAAAAGATGAAAATTGAATTAGCTAAATATGTTACTGATAGTGATGATAAAATAATAGAAACAACAATAGATGGCGTGACTATGGCAGTACCACTAGACCCTGACAATAGACACTACGCAGAAATAATGCGACAAGTAAAGGAAGGCACACTGACCATACAGGACGCTGACGAATGACACAGAAAGATATAAACGCAATACTTATGGAGCTGAGTGTTCTGAAGAATGATATGTATCATTTTCGCCAGGACATGGAGAAAAGAGTTTCCCGGCTAGAGAAGGTTGTCATATCGATCACCGCATTCTATGTGATCAGTTCCTTTGGTGTTATCTTTAATACCATAGTGTTATAAAACCTAGATGTTTGATCCAGCTACCATAACAGTTGCGGTCAGCACGGCAACCTCGGCATTCAATGCAATCAAACGAGCTATGGACGCTGGGAGAGAAATTGAAAGTGTCAGCAAGGATCTAAATCGTTGGATGAGTGCGGTGTCCGATGTGGACAATCTGAAGAAACAAGCTGAGAACCCTTCTCTCTTTAGAAAGCTTCTGTCCGGTAATCAGATAGAGAAAATGGCGTTCGAAAGTATACAGGCAAAAAAAGCTCTGGAGGATCAGAGATCGACACTAAAGAACTATATCATGTTCAAAATGGGGACACGTTTTTGGGACGATTTGCTTGCAGAAGAAGGACGCTTGAGAAAATTAAGAGCGGAGCAAGTGTATGCCAAACAACAATTTAAAGAGAAGGTCATCATGTACTCAGTCTTCACTGCGGTTTTACTTGGTGGCAGTGCCATTCTTTATTTTTTCACTTATGGGCTTGTCCTCTTGGATCGTGGTGAACTCGGCTGAACATTTTGAAAGGAAGCAATATGATTGGAGAAATGATACGAAACGCTTGGATAACGGTGGCAAGACTATTTGTCGGCTTGCCAAAAGAGTTAGAAACAAAAGCCCCGGCAGAAACTTACAAGAATATTTTTGCGTCTACCGAGGGGCAAACGGTACGACAGAAACGATCCTCGTCGACAACCCGAACGACTGCCAAAAAGAAATCGTTTGCGACTACGATCCCTCCGAAGAAAAGAGGCCGACCATCCAAGAAGTCATCGACAGCATAAAGAAAGCTATGGAATGAACCAAAAGACTTTTGAAAAAGGATCGAAGATAGCCGAGGAGCTGGATGTAAACGGTGATCACATCATCACGGATCAAGAGTTGAGGATGAAAGAAAGGCTTGTTCGTCTTGAAAACAATGACAAAAAGGAAGACCAGCAAAGATACATGGTGTGGGCCTCAATGATAACAGTAACTAGTTTAATCATAGTGGTACTTATACCCGGCCTAATACCCATCGAAAGATTAGATCATATCGGGCCAATACTATCCACCTTCCTTATATCTAACATGGGCATCATTGGAACTTTCATAGCGAGTTCAATTTGGAGAAAGAATGGAGATAGCAAATGAGTTTGATTAGTACACTGACTGGCCCGGTGCTGGGCATACTAGATAAGTTCGTTGAGGATAAAGACGCAAAACAAAAAATGGCGCATGAGCTGGCAACGATGGCCGACAAACATCATCAGGAGGCTCTATTAGGGCAACTGGCTATCAATAAAGAAGAGGCGAAGGGAAACTGGTTTCAGAGTTCTTGGAGGCCATTCATAGGCTGGATATGTGGACTATCCCTCACCATAAATTATTTAGTCTCCCCGATATGTGCCGGCTTTGGAGTAACAATACCACAAGCAGACATGACAGTAATGATGCCCCTACTCTTGGGGATGCTGGGTATAGCCGGGATGCGGA